CCATTGCCGGAGGAGCCGATCTTAGCGCCATAACCGGAGGAGCCGATCTTAGCGTAATCACCGGAGGAGCCTATCTGAGTATCATCACCGGAGGAGCCGATCTTAGCGTAATCACCGGAGGAGCCGATCTGAGCGTAATCACCGGAGGAGCCTATCTTAGCATCATCACCGGAAGAACTGATTTTAGCATTATAATTGGAAAGTAATTTTTCAAAATCTTCTTTTGTAAATATTGTTTTATTTTTAATCCATTCAATTCCCGCTTTAAATAAGCCTAAGAATCCTATTTCAATACCAATCTTTATTTTCTTTCCGCATATTTTCGAATCTTTATTTCTATTCGGATCAATTTTATCTAATTCTACTTCGCAGAATTTGTCATCAATGTTATTATAATAACTCAGAACGTCAAGAGGGTTCTCGCAAGCATGAAAACCGCAATAACATAAATAAGCTTCATCTTCTTTATATTCCTTACCAATTTCGTACTGGAAAATTTTCCCATTGGGCGTACATTGCATGTGCTTGTTAAATCCTTTATAGGCTTTAACTGGTTTGCTTTCTTTTTTCATGTCGGTTATATTTAGTGTTTCTTTAATTGTTCAAATTCTTATATCATAGTCTCCTTTTTATATAGCCTTCAATATATCCCATATTATTAGTCCTTATTCGTCATAATTTCTATTTTTTTAAGTAAATTATTTTCAGCAAAGTAATAAAGCATTTCATAAGCAGCTTCCAATAATGTATTTCTACAAATTGGAGTAAAAAGTTTACTTCCATCACTGTCCTCAGTAGTTTTATAATATATTTCCCAATCATCTAAATACCTATCTATTCTTAGAGAATATATCTCATATGATTTAGAATATATTCTGGAAGGGAGAATATTCAATAAATCTTGGAGGATAAAAGTTGGAATTATTTCATAAGATGTGAATCCACTTACTAGGAACTCTTTTTGTAGGCTAAGAAACCACTCTCCTGTAGAATTGTCGTCGATTTTACATCCATGACAACGACGTACCCAATATAAAGAAGCTTTACTGGTATCTATATTTAAGTCTTTTAGACGTCGCATTTGATCTATTGATAAAACTTGATCTTTCATACTATAAATGTTTTAGCTTTGCTTAATAAATCTCCGAAACACTCTGCAAATTATATAATTCTTCTATCTGATTCTCTGTTAACTTAATATTATTCTTCGTATTTCAATTATAATATCATTATATTCTGCATTATTTTCAAAATCACAATAATGAATTTCACTTCCTGAGTCTTCATCTCTGAAAACTGTTTGTTCTTCTGGATTCACTGGAGTATGTCCTACGTATTGTATTACTGGAGCATCATATAAAGGAATTTCTGGATCATACTTAAGAAAATCTCTTTTAGATTCTAACATATCCGCCCATAACGGCCCTCCATAGAAATTACTACCACCTCTATGCATAGATATAGACAGTACTTGAGATAAATATTTATAAGAATCTATGGATAAATTTATCTTTTCACAGAGGTTGGGATAATATAAACGATCAGAAACTATATCTTTTTCACTCTCAATATTATTAAATATTTGTCCATAAAAAGATAACCATTTACTTATAATTCCGGCATGAGAAAACCAGTAAGTTCTATCTATCTTTTCTGTTTCAGGATTATATATCTTGATATTGTGATTTAATTTAAATAGGTGTAGATTATTTCTATAAATACCTTGGAGTTTATTAGATATACTATATCTATATCCAGAACAATAACCTATATAAGGAGAAATGTAATTATATTCATGATTTCCTAATAATAATATTACCTTATCCTCATAACTTTTCTTAAATTCAATTATATCTAATAAATTATTTATTATTTGTTTATCAGAAACAGTATAAGAATCAACATAATCTCCTAAGAAAATATTTAAATCAGAATCTCCAGTTTCAACTTTCCTCTTCCACCAATCTCTTCCATGAAGGTCTCCTATTACTCTAATTTTCATGTTTTAAATATTCCGAATATAATCCAACTTGTAGTGCTACCCAACTAACCTCTTTTTTCGCATGTTTTTTATCTATATACCAAGGATATAAATGTTTGCGAATTAATTTATTACAATAATCTCTCCAAACTTTTTCTTGAGATTTAGTGTTAAAAGTATATAAATTATACCATTCTTTAATGTCCCTTATGTCATCTATTGTTTTATTGTAAGGTCTTAATTCCTCATTCACCATCATTATCAGCATATCATTAACAGGATAGACCTTATTTGATCTATACCTGTTCTTTTTCCTTTTATACTTTCTCATTAAAGTCAAATATTTTAATTGGAGTTAAGTTAAAAGAGCTTGGAGTAATAATAACTTTACCATTTTTAAGAATCATATTTTTGCTTAAACTCTCTGGAGGATAAATCCAGGTTTTAATGGAGGATTCTTTTAAATAATCATAAAAATGAGCTCCAAAAGCAACATTTATGATATTTAAATCTTTAATCGCTTTTTCTAGAATTTCCCATACTCCGGGTTCCAGTCCTTTAGTAGATCTTCCAGAAGGCATCAGAGGCAGTAGAACGTGATATTTTATATCGCTTGAGTAATTATACCAACTATCTATAAAGTCTTGTACAGAGGCTTTATCAGATATTATATGATGGATATTGATATAACAATCTCCTTTTTCTAATAATCCTTTTATAGCATTTTCTGCATAAGATCGGAGAGATTTGTTTCCAAACGAGACAGCAACTCCTGCTACATAATCGTGAGTATATTTAAGGATTTTATTCGCCAAGTCATAATATTCTGTTCCAGGCTTATCATAATATGATAGAATTACTCCGTTAGTAGTATAATTAGGAACTACTCCAGTATTATATACAGTTTCCAAGAAATCACAGAACTCCGGCGACTCGTCCGCAGAGCCTTCAGATCCAATCGCTATTTGAAAGGGTTTTTCTGTGATAGTGATATTCTTTTCTTTCTTATCTGGAGCAAATGTAGCAATAAACTTCTTCCATGTATCACATACATTAGTATAATACTCCCCATTTGGATTAGATGATACATAGCAGTTATGTACTAAAATATTAGATGCAAAATAGTTATTATTATCTCTTACTCCAATATTATATACCTTTCCACTATAATTAACTTTCTTTATACTTACTATTTTCATGGGTTTTTCTTTTATAATAACTATCTAGTTCATTATGGCATTGGGGACAAACAACAATCCCAATATCATTATGTTGATAATGATATTCAACTATTTGTTTAATTATATCAAAATATTGTTCTGAACCCTCCATACTATTTATATCTATAATAGTTAAATTATTTTTATTTAAAGTATCCGAAATTATATCCCTTAATGGATGTAAATGGTGTACATATAATTCTGTGTGTGTTTTTCCACATTTTTGGCATATATAATGAACCTTTTCCATTTGTTCTTTAACCCATTTCCTCAATTCTATACGTACTGCCTTATTAAAATTTCTATTACCTTTCCACAAATGATGTTCTGGACCTTTAGCATAAACAATTTCTCCAGATAAAATTTTTTCTTTAAGAGTTTTGCTAACCTTTGCTCTAGTCTCAGGATCAAACATAGGATTGTGTTCTTTCATTCTTTGAACTCTTTCTTCCTTAGTTTCACCTTTACATCCTTTTCTTACATAAGGAAGCCTTCCTTCTTCTTCACATTTTTGTAGATACTTATACCGTCTTGTTTCAAAAGTTTTTTTAACTACCTCAGGATCAAACATAGGATTATGTTCTTTCATTTGTAAACTAAGTTTCTCTCTATGTTTTTGTTTACAAGCATCACACATTCCTTTTGCTATAATCTCCTTAGTTTTTCCATTAACTTTTTTACTTTCGGTTCTTAATAAAGCTCCACAATCTTCACAAACTACTTTCTGTTCTATAACTTCAAATGTTATATCTTTGTGTTTTCTACAGTTTTCACAACAGGTTTGTTTAGAAGTGCCGAGGAAAGTATCTCCACATTTTTTACATATTTTTTCTTTTAAGGCCTGTGCGTATTTTCTCCTCTTCTGCTCCGCTTCACATTCTGGATTTTTACAGATTCGTCTTTGTCCAGGAAGATCATCTATAGACGTTCCACAAATTTCGCAGGTCCTAGGCTCCTTAGGTTTTGATTTAAGTTCTCTTCTATACGCGTTTGTACATTCTCTTGATCCACAAATGGTAGCATTGGCTCTTAGATGGGATATATCACATCCACAATATTTACATGTTTTCATAAGTATTAAAATTAGTTATTATTTTATATACAAAAATAATAATCTATTTTAATACTCCCAACTTTTCGGATATTAAAATTCTAACAATTCGTCTGACACTTGTAGATTACACGCTTCAATCCATCCTCTATTTCTAGTATATATCTTATGATTCGGAGTTAGTCTTAAAGTTCCAATTTCTGTAACTACTTCAATAAGTTCTCCTTCATATACTCTTTCAAATACTTGGTCTACTTTTTTTAACTCAATATCTCCACTACACTCATTATAGGAAAACACTAAGTCTTCTGTTTTTATGTCTGTTATATATTTATCACCCTCATTAGTAAGTATATGTGTTTCTGGCACTAAGCAAAAATTACATTTTCCAGTATGGCACCGATTCCCCAATGAAACATCGTAGAACTCCGCTTTATCTGCTGGAAGTTCTTTAATCTCTTTATCTCCAAGACGTATTGTAATTAAATTACTCCATATTGCGGTATAATTACAACTACTTATACCTTTAAACCTAACTCCAAAGTGTTTAAAATCTTTCATCTCTTAATTTATAAAGTTAAACAACTATAACCTTTTACATTATGTAAATTCTCTAAATAAAGTCTCATCCAATAGGGTATCTCATAAGTTAGTACTGCTAAGTCTTTAGGATTGCAGCATGTTGTTACTTCAATAGCCGGTTGGATCTTTCTAAAGAAATCTTCGTATGATCTTCCCTCAGGCTCTAATAGTTTATTTAATATATTACTTATAGTAGTTTCATTATAGTATTTAGAATCAAATACAAAAATTATTGGAAACTCTATTATTGACTCCATATATAAAGATATTTTTTATTCTTCTTTTGATATTGTATAATCAATATTATTTTTATCTAATACATATCTTAATCCTTCTTCTAGTAACGAAGGTCTATAATCTTGGGAACATCTAATTTCAATATAAGGATCCTCTATACCTTCTTGAAAAGGACCATATATTTGTGCACAACATTCATCAAAAACATCATAGTTCCCAAAATAAGGAGATAATACTTTTAATACTTTAGATATATCTTCACTATAAATAAAACAAAAGGTCTCGGAACTGCTATTAGTAATAATGTCTGATATTGAATGTATTTTAAATCTCATCCTAAATGATAATATGTAATATTAAAGTTATACTCAAGCCACTGAAATACATCAGAATCTTCTGCAAATTCTGATCGGTTAAATTTTCTACTACATGAAATAGAATTTTCATCCTCAGAAAGAAGAATAATTTTTCCATCTAGTTTTCGAATGTCATATTCGAAATTTGTATTTAATAAATACTCTATGATCTTATTTATTTTATCTTCATCATATGTTTGGAGAAAAATTTTGATTTTTTCAGATGATAGATAAACAGTATCATACCTTTTAATTAATTCCGCGTATAATTCTCTAAGTAGATTATTTTCTAATTTAATATAATCCTCTAACCGTAACTTATAAATAGTATCACCAATATAGTAAGTCAAACCATCAGAATACTCTAAATCAATGAACCAGTTATATATAGTCTGAAAACATGTATCCATATCCGTGGGATTATCATTTTCAGAACTTTCTACCCATTTTCTAAATGTATCTAAATTAAATACAAATGGTTCATAATAACCATCTAATATAGGATTGATTATATTCTTAAGATGGTCTAATGTAGTATTTTTATCGTTTATTACAAATAATTCCGATGAGGAATTTGTAATTACATCCGAAACTGAATTAATATTATCTAGAACTAACATAAGTTATTATATTAAATTATTATTTTTGTTTAAGAAAAGAGTTATTATCAATAATATCTCTATCCCCTTCAGTTACCCTATTTAAATTATTATAATATGAGAGAATTGTATCTTCCTTAGTCTGCCAATCAGTATCTTCTTCTGCCATAGCTTGGATAGTTCTACTAATGTCTTCTTCTTCCCAATTTTGTTATCGTGAAAGCTTTTTATCCCTCACTTCCGGGAGTTTCCTCCTTACTTTATTGAAGATATAAATAAAGATATTCTGATTTAATTATCAGACGGTTCAGCGTACATTTTCATCCTATTTAAATAATAGGAGTAGATCACTCTTGGGTATATTTTATTCTATATTTAAATATAGTTTCAACACCTACGCGTTACAGTGGTATGAATCCTTTAAATTCATACTTACCTCGGTATTAACATAGTATTTAAACTTTAGTTTCCACCGATTTTGATCTATTCACCTGTATGTTACCATACTTTCAGACAAAAGTTTATCTGCTCTTCATTTAATGTCCTCTTTAACCACCCCTCCGTCTGCCAATCCTTCTCCTCTTTCGCAGTTTCTATCATTTTATTTATATACATAGTAGTTTCAATCTCTAAATCTACTACTTTCTGGAAACTATCTTCGGGCTTTAATATAACATGATTAGCTTTAACAGCAGGCACTTCCGGATAATTAAAGTCTACTCCTGCTCTATATAATCTATCAACAATCCACTGATGATGATTATATTCTTCATTAGACCTCATCTCATAATAAAGATATAATTTAAATAATCCTCTTACATAATAATAATTAGCATAAGTTCTATACACATTATGATTATACAATTCTCTTGCGATTTGGTCTATCATCAATTTCTCCATATTTTCGGAGATAGTTCTTTCTTTTCTATTCATATTATTTAAATTTAAGATTTGTTTATTATATACCTTTTTAAAATATTTAGAGCAGTAAAACTAGAATTTTCTCTACCAGGTTTAATAAACCCGATAGTTTTATCTGAATTTTTAATCATTTCCAAAGTAGACTTTTCATAACTTGGGTATAAATGTAATCTTATAAGATCATTTTTAATATCCAAATTTGGACCATAGACTTGAACTGGAATAGAATATTTATTTAAATACTGTATAGTATATAAATCGACACCTTCACATACTCCAACTAAGAATACTGCATTAGAATCTTCCCGAATAATTCTATCTATTTCCGGAATATAGATTTTACTAAACTCCTCTTTAGATAAATCTCGATGTCCTGTAATATAATATCTCATTTTATATAAAGATTATGTTTGTAAATATAATCAAGTACATCTTTCTGAACTAAGGGAAATGGATTAGAATCTAATCTTATATAATTCCGGATTTTATTAGATGTAATATTGATATGATCATATAAAGGTATACTAATAATATCCTCAGATAATTTCCCTAAATCTTTAGTTTCACAAAGAACAATGAATTTATTATCCTTTAATATCTCCTCACCCTTATCCCAATTAGGAATTTTGGAATATCCAGGGAATGTAGTTATTATATATAATTCAATATCTTTTATATTCTTAAAGAATTCAATAGTCTTCCAAGATGGAACTCCTTCTCTATAAGTTTTCATATCTATAGAAGCTATTAAACTTTCCATATTAGATATAGTAACCTTTTTAAATGGTTTAAACGCTCTCTTACACATAGTTACTCTATCTGTAAAAAGTGTGGAATATGATTCTTTAACACTTCTATATTTAGGAACAATGAAGATTTCATCTAAGAAATTATAATTTACAATATTCCTAATTATATTTTGATGACATATAGTAGGAGGATCAAAGTTTCCTAAAAAAATTCCAACTTTTCTCATATATTAGTATTTAAATCTTCTTTTATTTGAAGAACAACTTCTTTAGGACTATTATAATACGTAATCTCCGGAAATAAATCTCTATCTATTCTAATACGATCTTCTTTAGCGTTTTCGTTATCTGAATACCAGTAGGTATAGTGTTCATAAGGTTTATACCTGAATAAGTAAAGATCCTCATTTTTTTCTCTTGCTATCCACATAAATTTAAGGTATTGATTTATTAATTTCATCTAATTTATTTAATAAGTAAGAGTTACGTCCTTTTTTAAATTTATTACTTCTAAGACTTGTTATCTTACACAATATAAATTCCCTTCTTTTTTATAAGAAGCTTTTTGCGTCATCAAACTCTTTCTGATTAGAGAAATAAATATTAATTTTCTTTTCTGGAGTAATAATTACATAATAGTCCAACTAACTTTCGAGGACATATAAACTCTTTTTAAATATTCTTTTCTTAATCTCTTTAATAATCTTATTCTCATAATGTCTTAATCTATAATTTTCCTTTTCTTTAAATAAGTAAGAATAGGATTAAATCTATAATATCAATCTTTCGATCATCCCATATTATTCTAAAATAGTCTATATTCTTAGATGAACATTCTCCTCTAAGCCACTTATTAACAACCTTTTGATATTCAAGATTATATTCTGTGTATTCTTCCTCATTGATAACATCTTCTCTGGTATAGATATTTATATCAAGTATCTTCTTTAAAATATATCTACATTCTGCAATGGTAAGTTCTCTTTTAAGAATTAATCCTTTACCAACTTTTCCAGTTGTCATTTTAATGATTCCGAGATTATAACTTTCCATAAGATACTTTATTTATAATTATTAATACTAAATATTACTTTTATTTTTCCTAAATTTCTTCTTTATCAATTCTTCCGAATCTATTTCTATATACCCATTATCATATAACCATTTTTCTGGAGCTCCTATTAAATCCATATATGTAAATGTATTAGACTTTTTAGGAGCTATTGTCTTTTCTGGAATATATGTTTCAGATTTTAAAGTTTTACTATCTTGAATTGAGATAATATTACCTTCTCGTTTATATAATAAAACTTCATAAATAAATTTCTCCGTAGGATATATATAAGAATTATTTTTCTTAAAAATTCGGGGCATTATTTTTTATTATTACGTGGAGATTTAAACCATTTAAGAGCAAATGAGGGATCTTCTTTAAAATATTTAGCAAATGTTTTTAAATAAGCATTACAAATTTCTTGATTCATTCCTTCTATTCTGTTACACTCAACAAATATAAAAGGACGTTTACAAGCCTTTCCGTATGCTATCTTCTTTCCTAACTCTAAAGAATATTTAGCCATATCCTCCTTTCTTGCTACAGAAATTCCGAAACGAGTAAATTTTCCAGATGAGTTTGAGATGGTTACAGCACAGATAATAAATTTTCGTTGACATCTATTATTATCAGTAAAAACATCTTCTATATATTGTATTATTTCTTTCATTTTATTTATTATTTAAATTTTCAATAAATACAGTTGCAAAAACATCTAAATTCATATTTATCTGATCCCAGACATCTATTTTAAAGTATTTATCTCTTACAGAAGGCCAAGGAGAAATTAGAATTTCCCACTCACATCTAGCCCAAAACATATACATACCTTCTTTCTTTATAAATTTTTTACACTCTTCTAAATCAGAAGATTCAAATTTCTGCTGTCTTGCACATTCTAAGAAATATGGCATTACATCATATTGTTCTAATTTAGTAGAGTTAAAATCTATAATATATACATACCAACTTTTCATTAACTATTAAATTTAACTTTTAATTTATTTAAAATAGAAAGATCATATTTAATAACAAAATATTCTCTATCTATTCTAAGTGTCATTTCTTTATTTTCATTATCATTTAAATAAAATAATTCTACATCATCTAAATGAAATCCAAATAGAGTAGTAGTATAGACTGGTTCTTTGTATACTCCCATTCTATCCGCTTGTTCAAGCTCTTCCTTATTGATTATTACTTTTATTTCAGCAATCATTTATTATAGTATTTAAATGATTAATAGTGTCTTTATATGCTTTTATATATTCTTTTAAGGAACATTCGTTTAACTTTTTATCGGTTAAATAATGAGAAAGAGTTTTGATAATTGTTGGCATTGACATATCATATCCTTCTAGTGTCCAATCTTCACGTTCTAAACTTTTTCCAGAATTATCTTTCTTCCCTTTATTTATGATCTTTTTTAGATATAGATCATATCTAGCAGGAGATGAACCTTCTTCTATTTTGAAATCGTTTTCTATTATAACCATACTTAAAATATTCTATTAATTTTAACTCTTATACATCTATAGATTTATTTAATAATAGGTAATTCATGTATAAAATTTCTAAGACCTCCAAGTTTATCTATAAAAAGATCTAGATTTTGTAAAACTTTCCAAAAAATATCATTTGGAAATTTTGCATCTTTAATTGTACCCTTTACTCTTATTAAATATTGGATCCTTGTTGCTGCTAATTCTGTATAATTCTCATTTTGATAATAAAAAGCTCCTTTTGGGATTTTGCAAATAAAATATGTTGTATTTTCTGATGTAGTGTTCAATAATACATTCATTATATTCTCACATCTATTAGAGTGTACATGAACGAATCCATCTGTAATATATTTAATAAATAAAGATTTAAATATCCAGATAAATTGCGATATTTTATTACTTTTCCCTTTCTGTATAGGAGAAGTAATAAGTTCTCCTATAAAGTATGTAAAGAATGAACCATTATCGCAAAGTAGTTTCTTAAAACATATTATATCCTCCTTTGCACGTTTCGGAAATTTATGAGATTTAACTAAACACATATTACTCAGTACCTAATAACCAATTATTATATAATGCTTTTATATATTCCCAATCGTAGTCCTTATCTGATCTCGATTCCCACTCTGGATTCATAAAAATAAAATTAAATAAAGTATCTGGATCATTCGCATCTAAATTCTTTAATATAATATTACGAGAACCTATTATATAGGTAACTACTTTAAAATATTCCTCTAATAATCCATCATTATTTAACCATATTAAAAAATCATTCAATGTTTTCTTCTTAGTTTTCATTATTATCTAATTCAATTGTTGATGAATGTTGAGCTAACATGTCAGCGAAATTATTCCCTTCATCATTCTCATGTCCTTTAACCCACTCAAGAGTTAATTTGTAATGAGGTAATAAATTTATAATTTCCTTCCATAAATCCTCATTCTTTTTATCTTTAAAATTAGTCTTTATCCAATTATAAATCCACCCTTTCTTAATCGGATTTAATACATACTCAGAATCAGAATATATTACTACCTCAGAATTAAATGGGAGATGTTTCAATGCTGAAATAAATCCCATTAACTCACAACGATTGTTAGTAGTATTTTTAATTCCTTTAAATATATATTTAATAAGATTCATATCAGAATCATAAAAGACTGCCGAATATCCTCCTTGTTTTCTGGAGGCTCTGTAAGATCCGTCTGTATAAACTATATATTTCATATTTAATAAATGTAGATATAGCTATAATATATCCGGTAATGAATATAATATACTTCATTCTAATCCTTTTTAGCACATCCATAATTTTCAGATTCCGGAAATTCTTTTGTTTCTAAATTGAATAAATTATATGGAACTATATACTGATATCTTGCACTTATCCTTTTTGGAAAAGTTGTAGTTACACATTGATTTCCTTCATATGTTCCTATTGACCAAAATGTTTTATTATTTGATGCAACTACTAAAGTTCCAAGTGGTAACTCTTTAGGAACATTCAACCAGTCTAAATAAGAAGAATATTTAGAAAGTTTTAAAAATGTGTAACCAAATCCAAATTTATTTAATATATTTACGCAATCAGGTGAAGTAGATGTATATACTTCAATAGTATGTTTTTCGAAATCCAATTCAATCTTGCAATCTCCAATACCCTCATAATAAAACACTCTATTGGATATATCTAATGTTTTCAATCTGGAAAAGATATTTATTCTATATCCAGAATTAATAAAATAAGCCTCCCAATCCCGTTGGTCTTTTTTAGGAAATAAGATACATTCAGAAGTTTCAAAAGATGAATATTGTCCGTATTTATTTAGTATAATATTTCCTGGGAAAATTTTAATACGATCATTCTCAAGTATTTCTACTGTGCAAATTCCAGTAAGTGTGTTATAATACTCAAAATTTTCTGGAAATCTTTTTATTATATTCGTTATATTTATCATAATAATTTTTGAAATAGCGATATAAAACTTAATAATATGCCAAACATCATCACTATCATGGCTAAAACTTTGTTAAAGTCTTCAAGATTTCCTATACTATATTTATCAACATAATAGTAAATAACCCATGATGTTAACATCAGTATAAAACCTACAATAATATACATTTTATTATAATTTATTTAAAAGACCTTTTAATCTTTCCTTATTTACAATTACTTCATCAAAAGCTCCGAATTTACATCTTTTATTAAATAAATATTTAATAGCAATTTTTAATCTCTTCCAAAAACTTACTTCCGGATTTAAATAATATTCTATATAAATCTCCTCTTCTCCCTCATAAGAGATAAAGCGTATTAAATGTTCAGAACAATTACACTCACATTCTAAATATATAATATCCATTACACAAACATTTTATCAATTTCAAGTAATAATTTCTCAGTTGTTAAATCTAAATCTAATTGATTCTCTTCAATAATTCTATTTATATCCGGAAGCTCTAAATTAAGAGGAGTGATAGATAATATTTCAGATATAAGAACTCTTATAGTATCTAAAACCTCACACATCTCCACACAAAATTCCTTATAAGGATTTAAAATTTCTTGGAATTTATTATATGAAAGTATTTCTGTACTCATAATTATATATAAAAATCAGTGAGTGGAATATTAACTAGAGATATTTCCTTATCCTCTGGAATATCTGCAAATAGATCTATATATTTAATCGGATATAGTTTACTTGTCTGAATTACATCTCCCTGAGGGAATTCACGAGATTTTACTACTATAAAAGTAGTATTATTTATGGTACGTTTAACTGCTTTATATACATTGGTCTGAGTTAAATATAAAGCTTCTAAATATGCTATATAATCGTATAATTCCCCAAATGTATGTTTTCCATCCGAAATAAATCTAGTATCAATTTTGTCAGATAAACTTGAAATGATGCTATTTAAATATGTAGCTTTAGTAACTCCTTCATTCATATTTTGTGTATTTTAATATATAAACATCTTTTTACTTTTAACACTACTTAAATCAAATTTGGGATTTAATTTATATCTAAGAGAATTTAAGAATGATTGATTCCTATCAAGCTTATCTCCTATATAAATCATTCCGTTAAATTCTGGAGAGATTATATCGAATAATTCTTTTATAGATAAATTGGAATAATCTTTAGCACTTCTCTCATTTAAGGTATCTTTTATCACATTTAAATCATATTTATCCCCATCCTCTTTTATATAATAAATAGGATGAGGTTTCATGGATGAGATAGACCAATACCCAAATCCGGAGGATTTTAACACCATCCATCCCATCCAATTAACCCCAAATTTACCATTTGTTTTAAATACTCTATTCTCTCTAAGATCTAATATATCAGAGGTACCTCTAACAGTTCTCCCATATATAGTCTTAGTAGATTTAAAATAATCCTTAAATCTCTCTCTGGAAGTTATTCTCATGGATTTATTACTCCTAAAAGAGTTAAGATTATTAAAATAACTCCAAAAGCAATTACTCCGGCACTGTCTTCATTTTTATATTCTGCCATAATAATAATATTTAATTAAACAATACTTTTAAATTCTTAGATATTTTAACATGTTTTAAATCTTGCAGACTAAACCATTTACAAGAAATTAAATCTTCTGGAAGCTGTATAAATTCTGGAATATGATCTAAAGTAATAGAATAGAAATATCTCTGTCCATCTAAATCATTGTCTCTATCAACCCTTATAAACTTCTCTCTTTTAAACCTATGATTAATAGAATCTTTCACTATTCTACTAGCACAAGATTCCATTGTTTCAGCTCTAAATAATGGACCTTCAAGAGAATCCCAAACATTTTTATGCCTCTTTTTAAATAATAAAACGAGATCATTATATCTAATTAATACATTCACGATAATCATACTTGAAAATCCGAGTTTGAAAAATGAAAATAAAAAAGCCTAGAACTCCGAAAATCTATAATAGTCCAAACATACCATATCTGGTAGTTGACTTAAAAATAGTTTTAGAGTATCTAGGCTTAATAAAATATACAAAAAAGAGTACTCTACTTCTAACTTCAACCACTCAGGAAAATTAGAAATAGTGTGTTTTAATTCAAATTTGAATAAAAAATTCAGAAAGCTATATAGAGAAATTTTCTATATAACCTTCTGAATCGGAATAATTATGATTTTAGTAACAACACAAGAAACCAGGTCTTTTCTTATATATATTTTTATATAAAGTAGTTATGTATAGATTATATAAATACAGCCAAAGAACATGTCAAGTGCAAGAATCCTCTCAAGGACTAAGGTTAAGACAGAATTTAAATAAATATAATTATTTAAATAAGAGCATCTTTTTGAAGATTCTTTCGGATTAGTTTATGTTATCACTTGTATTTAGTTAAATATTATTATATATAATCTATACATATAAAAATACCTCCATCCAAATGGATTTAAGTATTACCTACTTTATTTATTTTTCTTTTGAGATGGTATGAAGATCGTTATAAATACTCCTTAAACCATCTGGGATGATGATTTTAAGTTTCTCAATTTCCGATCTCTTATTTAATACATATTCATTATATTTTGAACGTACTACTTCCATCTTTTCATTATACGACTCTGAAGCTGCTTTATCTTCAAGGGTAAGATACATTTGATATTCATGATCATAACTTTTTATCTTAGATTTCAAAGAGTTCAGAATCTTCTCATTCTCTCTTCGTAAATCATGATATTTAAGCATGATCTTCTCTACCTCCTTAGTATCTACACTTGGGATTTTATTAGTGACTACAACTATAGAATCTTTTGCTTCTGTGGTTATATTCACTTTATTATGTGCAATATTTAAAAGCTCGCTATAAGCCTTTCTTAAAGCACCATTATTATGAATATATTTCCCAATTGAAGAAGTTAAAGCTTCTGAGAAAAGATATTTAACTCGTTCTGAAACATCTAATTTCCCAAGTCCATAATTCGGATCTAGTGTAGAATCTTTAGACTTCTGTACTACATATTCAGGGAAATCCTTTATAAAATCAGATAAAGTATATTTTCTAAGTCTCTCATTTTCCACATCTTTTGCTTTGATTCCTTCACTCATCCATGCAATAAATGCTTTTAGTTGTGCAGCTTTAGTAAGTTTAGAATCTAGATCAGATAGTTCGGATAAATTATATCCTTCTTTAGTTCTAATCTTATTCTCAGATCCAAAGAGTGTTACTTCCTCAGTAATGAAGGAGATATTATTTAAAGATGATTCTATATCCTTTAATAACTCTCTAGCAATGTTACATAAATATGTAGCAGAAGTAGAAGTAATACCACTCTCTCCAAAAAATACTTTATTCTCATTTCTAATTTCCATAATATAAATATTTAAATAATTACTACTTAGGTACTTTGTAAGGAGTCGAACCTTAACCTCGTAATATCCTTCGAGTGCATTCCGATGCGCAAAGTACTATTAAATAATCAGATTCGGAGATATATAAAATCTCTTTCACCGGGAATATATCCCAATGAAGTTGTGCCTTAACTTCATTCTCTGTTTTTCTACAAAGGCACTGTAGATTATCAGAGTTTTCATGTAATTTCTTACATGATTGATTCCCTATAAATATTGTAGCTTTTGGAATCTTACCTTCTATATAAATAGATTGGCTCAGTATCACCACTATCCTTTTAAGGACTACAGGTTCTTTTACGAAGCGTATTTCTGTATTTAACTTCACTGACTTTGCTACATCTAATATTTTAAATTTATCTCATATTTTATATGGATAATTTTAACTATTTAAAAAATAATCTTAATCTCTTCGAGTTGTGGAGCCTAACAACGATTAAGATTGATCCCTATCCTCCAAGTAACATCTATTTAAAGTCTAAATTTAGAATGGAAGAACATTCCATAGTAATAATCTATTTAAACTTTCGAGCAGTCCGACTTTCGTACACTTACTCTATTTGACTTTCTCACATCCTTCCGATAAGTTACGTTCAGATTCACTCAGTGAGTAGAGTGATTTGTAAATTTGTCAATTTTACAAAACCAAGTTTTTTACTTCCTTACTTAATTCAGAAATTATCATAAAAACCATAAAACTATCAACTTTGAGTTGAAACAGAATTCTTTACGTAAAATTCTCACGTTATAATACCTTAAATATTCTGAACTGATTTTTTATATTAATAAATTTTCTATGTAATGAATTTATTAGATATTTATAAGTATATCAACTCCCGGTATACGGTTTATCAGATTAATCCATAAGGAAATATTTAAAAATATTATAATCTGTCATTAACAGTTTATCAATCAATAGGAAGTCACTCCTCTCTAACTTATGATACGTGCACTAGCTTATATATTATATGACAAATTGTTTTATATAAGATTGTATAAGATATATTTATAATTCAAATAAATTTAATTATATTAAGTATTTTGTAAGTAAATCGTAGACTATTTGCTGACTAATTTTATTATTATAGTATAATAAATTAATCCCACCACTCTTTCATATAATAATACCTTAATTTATTATATAAATACCAAGCTTTCTGAATTCGGAGACTTGGGAGAATGTTTATTTCGTAAATGGATAAAGCATCTTTAGGAAAGAATCTATCTATATTTTTGGAGTTTATATAACCCTCAAAAAATACATCATCATCTATAATAATATCTAATAATCTTATAGCCAGCTGCATTCTTGAAATTATTCTATCATTATTGACATGACATCCATAAATAGTGTAGAATTTAATACATTGAGATAGTTTTTCTTTCTCTATATATAACATAAATGCCCAATCATAATTAAAATAAGCATTACTTTTCATAAAGAATCTAATCCATCTCTTTATCTCTTTCGGTAATTTTCTCCTTTTCATAGATCTAAATACATTTGTATATATAAATTATTAACTGGAAGATTTGGAATTAAATCCTCTTTCGCAATTCTTCTTCCAAGTCTTTTTTCTATACATTTATCACATAAACATATCTCTACATCTTCATTACTAATCTCCTCCCATAGAGAAGTATGTAACATAACCATATGAGAATCAAATCCATCATAGGACATTCCACAATCTTTGCATTCAGCTGACATATTTTAAATATTTAAATAGAAGAGTATTATTTCTAACACCCTCCATAGCTAACATGTTTAATTCTAGTTATATAACCATAATTAGTAGCGGGAGTTGGATTCGAACCAACAACGCTCTTCGCTTCTCTAGGTTATGAGCCTAGGATGTTACCTTTACACTACCCCGCATAGAATAAAACAGATAATTAATAAAAGGAGTGGTTACAGCTCATCTGCATTACTGCTGATTTTGATATTATCTCAGGGCACTGACCCCACTCCAATCCTACTATTGCCATTTTTCGGAAGAGGTTAGTATTAATATTAAGATATGAATTATATGAGTTTCTTTATTGCTTCTTAGATTAGATTCGAACTAATATTTCCTACTGTACGTGACGTTTTCACCAGTTAAACTACTAAGAAGTTGATTTAACAATAAGTATTCCACGCTTATCTTAAATCCGGGATTGTTTTATATCCAATCCTAAGATATTAGATTTAGGTCAATTTGAAAAAATCTAAAAATTCAGGTTTAAATATTTATACTCTATAACCAGTAGAGCTTGGAATATCTAATTATTGTACACTAATTAGATTTACATATGTAAATATCTTACTCCACAAGAATAACTTCTCTGTGGATATTGTTTACTTTAATTTCAGAGATTTTATATTTAAAATCATCTCTGACTGTGATCACGGTTAGTATATCTAATGATGAATCATCGCCTAATACCTCAATACATCTTACTAATCTTGGGTTGGATCGATCGAGGTTTTCCACATCAGATAAGGATTTGATTGTCTTGTACTTAATTAAGTACTCTATCGCGGATAAGGAGAGATTTAACCCAACGCCGGATCTGTTAACTACTATTTTCATGGTCTTGTGTTTAATGGTTGTTAAAGAGAGCGAAGAGAGATTCGAACTCTCACAATATAGTTTTGCAGACTATTCCCTTAACCAATTTGGATATTCGCTCTTATTTAAATATAATATTCGTGATTGATTCTAGAGAAGATATTAATAATAGGAATATAAATATCCCTATTATTGCTATTATATATTTAATATTTAACTTCTTCATAGTATTAAATTTAAAAAGGAGGAATTACTCCTCCTTATTTTAGCCAGTTGGAAAGAGATATCACATCTCGAAAATTATTTATTAACAAATATTATGAAAAATATTGAACCAAAAACCCTGAATCAATATCGTGGTCCCACTAGGACTCGAACCTAGATCTATAGTTATTTAAATATTTATTTCCAATGAGATTTAATCCCTCCACATCTTCTAGAACAACAAGGATTCGGACGAGTGGAAAGATTTCTTTTAGGATATAAGAACTCTTCATTACATACAGGACATACCATAATTACCATTTCCCTTCTTCCATGATCCTTTTGTATATTATATCTTTTAGATATAACTTGTAGATTCTCTATCCTATCATCCATTTTATCTCCGTTTATATGATCAATATTATTTTCTTTATCCACATCACATTTATAGTAACTTGTATAAAGATACTTAGCATAAGACATGCTAGTCATGTTGCCCTTATCATCTCGTAATGTTGCTACTCTTCGAGGTTCTTTATTTATAGCAACATATAAAGTTGTATAACCTTTTGATTTATAATATTCGGAAATTTCTTCTTTCATAAGTAGGGAGTACAGGAATTGAACCTGCAACCTTGAATGTATAAGATTCTTGCGCTAACCAATTGCGCCAACTCCCTATTTATTTAAATAACTATTGCGTTAACCATTACGCTATAGGACCTTTACGTATCCTTAGATAAGATATATAATTTTATATACTTATTATCATACGTTTGAACATATATCATGAATCATATTTCAAATGATCTGAATGTGTTGATCTAAATAGATCTTTATCTAATAATCCTTGTAATTTATATTATAACTCTTATCCAACAAAAGAGAAGAGTTAATATTGTAAAGAATAAATAAATTCTATACACCCAAGGACTAGCTGTCTTTTTAATGTTTTGTAATAATACTATTAACGCAGTTATACATACTGCATTAAGTATTGTTAAAATAATTAATAATACCATGTTTTAAATTTAAAGTTTAAATCATAGACAGACAGCTTATATATTTATTGATACTAAAGACAAAAATAAGAGGTGATTAGGGTTCAAGATTAGAACTTGTCTCACCTCTTTCATTAACACAAGATTTTCCGTGGTTTTACGAACTACGGAGAAAATTTTTAGTGAGTGTTGAGGATTAGTGTTGTGAAAGAGGAAAATTTGTGGTTTAGAGTCACAAAAATTCCACCTCTCACTTTTCTAATCACTTAAAAAATATTATCACAACTCCCTTAGTACCTAGTGAAGGAATCGAACCTTCATTAACCATTCTAGGTAAATCGAATAGGTCATATTTCAACCCATTCGATTTTTTCTTTGTATATCTTATATCCCTCTTTCTTCAAGATATTTATACAATCTTGAATGGAGGGTTTACATTTTTTACTTAAATATTTTTTGTCTCTATCTAGATTATACTCTTTGTATAATCTAACCGCTTCCTTCACTTTTCCTATATAAATAGGGCCTTCATCAACCCAATGAACGATGTAAGGATGTGTAACACGTTCATTTTTGAGGATTTTAGCTTTTTTAAAGAATTTGATGAGTGAATTTTCCGCAATATGGAAAACATCACAAAATTGTTTTGTCAAGACATCTCTATCTACTATACTACGTGTGCTCTTGAATTGGTTTAATTTAGCACACATTTCTTTATACTCTTCTTCTGTATAATCTAGTTTATTCATCTTGTGTTAATTTTTTAATAATAATACATGGTATAAATAAAGGATAGCATTAGCTATCCTTTATATTAAGCTTCATCCCAGAGACACAGAGTTCTTTCTGTGCCCGGTACGAACCGATTCGGGACGCGTTTCACGTCAATGACTTTGACAGCTTCAACATCGTCCATAACCTCTAGGATTTCTCCTAAGGTCGTGCACTTCCGAAGTTGCTTCATTAACCCCGATTTTGCCTCATCCAGTCCACTGACTCTGTTTACGAGCTGAGATAAAGAGAGTACTAATATTTGTGCTTCTCCCTCTCCACGAACAAATCCTTGGATGGTTCTCTCCTGGCCATCATTGGTCAGAAACTTGTATTCAGGGTTAAATGTTGCATCACTTAAGTCAACAACATCTCCAATTTCACGTCCGCCTTCTGCGTTACGAACTACAACTGGAGAATTTAATAATTCTTTAGACAGACCTTGTGAAAATTTACTTCTACCTTTCATGATTTTTGTGTTTTATTTAATGTTTTTTATTCGAAGATGGTCACGGGGTGTAGGGTGTGATCCTTTTTCTTTGCTCATAATCATATTAGTTTAAAACTTCCCTCTAAAAATAAAAAATATAAAAAAAATTTTTCTAAATCCTCAACCATTTCTATTTTCACAAAATTTATCTTATCTCTTGTTTATCTTCTTACCCTTTACTATTTTTGAATTTGATAAAATTAATACTATGGAAAACTTTTATTTAACAGGAAAAATTTCAAACAAAACATTTATTACCTCTGAATTAGTCATGAGATGGGTATGTCATTTTAGAAAAAATAACATCTCTCAATTTACTAAAGATCAAATCGTCCAATGCGGTATAGGACATAATGATGTTAAGAAATATCTAAAAATATTAGAAGAAAATAAAGAAATCGAAAACTTAACAGAGAATGGATATGCGTATAAGATAAAATTAAATCTCATCAAACCTTGTTATAAATTTCTACTAGATAAAAACATTACAAAAACACACAAATTCTTTTTATTAGTATTATTAGAATATAGTAAAATTGAGGAAATTAAATATTCAAATAAGAATTTAAGTAGAATCCTTTATGGCAACGATCAAAATGCAACTGGAATTTATAATTATATCAATAGAATAAAGGATTATGGATACGGAAGTTATATTGATATATTAAATAATTCAGACTTTACTTCAGAAGTAATTAATAATGATCTCTATTCTAATGAACTTTATACTGAAACACAATATGGATTTATTACTAATAATAGAAAGGAGAAAGTTTTCAAATGTCAGTATTGTGGGGAAAATGATCCAAATAAATTTTCTAGTGGATCTTCTAAAACATGTAATAAATGCAGAAGTAGAAAAAGAAAAGAAAAGGAGATGGAGAATGTAACTAAATGGTTATTATCTAAAACATTGATAAATAGTAATAAAAAAGGTTTAGAAAATAACTTAGATATGGTATATCTAGAAGAGATATTAAATAAACAAGAAAATAAATGTTATTATACACACCTTCCTTTTAAATCTGATGAATTTAATTCTCCATCTGTGGATAGAATAGACTCTAGTAAAGGATATATAAAAGGAAATGTGGTGATATGTAGAGCGGGAATAAATATTATGAAGAATGATTTAGATTTAGAAAGTTTTAAGAAGGAGGTATGTAATATATATGAGAATTTAGATAATATTAAATAGGATATTATAATATTTAAATATAAATATTCCTCCATTTTACAACTTCCTAAGAAAAAATCTTATAAATTTTAGTATTTAAATAAAATAAATTTTTCAAATTTCCTCGGAAATAAAGCAAGAGGGTAATATTAAATAAGGTAAGATTTAATATATCTTATTTATATTCCGAATATTATAGTATTTAAATAAGAATCTTTAAATTGGATTTAGATATGAAAGCAGATGTTGGATATTTAAATATATATGAATTATATAATATCTAATTATATACCGAAATTTAGAGATAGATATTATATTTAAATAATAATCCTTTATTTAAATATATGAAGTATTTAAATATATGAAGTATTTAAATATTAGAATTAATTTATATATTAAATTTTAATAATATTTAAAGTATTATATTTATATAAAGAAGTCATCTTTAAATTCGAAAGAGAATATAATATAGAGATTGTATTAGATATAATAGGATTTAAGACATATGGAATATTTAAATAAATGATGTATTTAAATATAGAATTTATATAAAAAATAAAAATTTAAATAAAAAGAAGCTCCCAGCTCAAGGTTTTTTGCGAAGCAAAAAATCTTACCCTTTGAAGGGGTAGGGTAGGTACTAGTTAAGGACTTACTAGTTATAGTTCTGGTACTCTCATGAGAGGTAGGATTTGGAGTAGAAGTGTGATTTATTTAAATATTTGGTTAAATATTTAGCAAAATGCGCGTTTAGGTAAGGATTGTTCAAGTGTAATTTAGAAGAGCTTCAAGTGTAAAATAATCGAGTTGGTGGTTTTCGTCTTCTATTCTACACTTAGAGCATTTTTTGAATTTTTAAAAAATAAAGTAGGAATATGATTTATATAAAAATTTTATCATAGAAACCGACGGTCTTATCTAAATTTGTTATAAAAACCATTCGGGAAAATCGTGAATAGAAAATTTTTAGATTTTATAGGTAATGTGAGTTATTATCCTTATCTTTGTTTGTGATTAAAAATAATTCCACAACATTATCTATTTATTTAATTAAATATATAAATTTAACATGGAGAAAATAAATAAACCACAAAGAATACAAATAGGAAAAAACTTGATAGAAAATGAGGATTTAAATGGGTATACTATATACTTATTCTGTTTATTATCCTTATATAAAGATAAAGATACGCAGCAATGTTTTCCTTCTTTAAATACTTTAGCGGAAGAAACTAAATCATCAAAAAAGACAGTTATGAATAGATTAAATGAACTACAAGATAAAGGTTATATAACTATAACTAAAAGAGGAAATAAAGGAAATTTATATACATTAATACGACCTCCAAAATTATTAAAAGATAAAGAAGAATTTACTTTCGAATTTATGAAAAGAGATGATTTAACAATAGAAGAGAAGATATTCTTTATTTGTACTGCTCCAAAAACTATTAAAGATACTAATACCGGAATAGGAGAAATGAAGAATGTGAGCGTGAATGCGATTGCTAGGTTATGTGGATTTTCGTGGGGAAATGCGAAAGAGCTTATTGATGGACTAGAGAAAAAGGAAAAGATAGAGTTAAATAATAATAATTTAAAAATAGATTATACGAAGATTAGTCAGGCTATATTATTTATGGCTGCGAAAATTGAAGAGAATAGTAAGGATATTGTTAAAACAAATAATAGGGTAGATACATTAGAATCTAGAGTAGAATATTTAGAGAGAGAGATATTAAAGATAAATGCTAAGGATGTAGAATATGAAACAATTTAATTATTACTAAATGTTATATTTAATAAAATCAGGAAGTAATTTAAAGATAGGATTTACATCTGATCTAGATTCTAGATTATCCCAATATAAAGTACATAATCCGGATATTAGATTATTAAATTATAAATCTGGAACAAGAGAAGATGAAAAGAGATTACATACCTTATGTAAAGAATATAAATATTCTGACGAGTGGTTTATATATAACGAAGAAGTTATTGATATATTTAATAGTTATATTAGTAAAATAGATATAGAATCTTCTTTTAAATATTCTATAAGCATAAATTTAAATCTTATACTGGAGGGATTATCCCAACTATCTAAAATAAGTGAATATAAAGTGTTAGTCTGTTTATGGAAATATTCAGATCTGCGTGGAAAGATTGTATTAGATTCTTATTTAAATAATTTAATACATCATGCAACACAACTTACAATAGGAACTATTAAAAATTGCATCTCCTCTTTATATAAAAAGAATCTTATTATAAAACTCGGAAAGGATAGAGGAGTTTATTACTTAAATACTAGATATTTTTTAAAGAAATAAATTAAAGAAACATTAAAAATTAAATACTATTAAATAAAATAATATGATATACTTAATTGAATCAGGTAATTTCTATAAAATAGGATTTACAGAGAATCTTAAATCTCGAATGAAACAATATGCTACTCACAATCCAGATTGTAAACTTATAGATAGTTTTGAAGGATACATAGAAGATGAGAAACAGTTACATGAGTTATGTAAAGAATTTAATCATTCTTCTGAATGGTTTAATAAAGATAAAAGGATATTAGAGATATTCCAAGAATATAAAAATTCTGACACTGTTGCATTAAATAAAAAAATAAAGAGTTTAGAACAACGGGTTAATGAATTAACACGTAGCGTAGGAATGCTGAATGATCGGTATGAGAATTTAACTACAACTATAAATAAGACTACAAATAATGAGAGTGATCTAATAACTTTATGTAAAAGAATAGTCGAATGGGAAGAAAGAACCTTGTCCAGATTAGATATATTAGAAAATATAATATCTAAAATAATATAAATGAAATAGATAGTTAAATTTAAATATACCTATTATATCCATTTCCCTTATAGGATTTCTCACAAAAACCACATACCTTTGTAAATCATAACAATCAATCCTTTTATGCAAAATCCAACTTTTGAATCTACACCAATAACATTAACTTTTCCAGAATCATTTTATATAAAAGAAGGACTACAACGATATTATAAAATAATCTCCGAACCTAAATATACTCCAGAAGAGGAGAGTTATACATATAAACTTCAACCATGCAAAAATGAAGAAATTTTAAATACAGACAATACTAAAATAATAAAACTTATAATTTAAATATATTACAATGAACGTAAACGATTTTTATAAAACAACCAATTACAATGAGCTATATCTCCAACTTTTACAAGGAATTAAGGAAGGAGTGGGAGATTTTAATACGGAGAATATAGCTTTATTGACAGAGAAATTATCAGCAGTAGTAAATGAATTAAATACTACTAATACTAAGATAGATACGACAAATACTAAAATACAAGATTTAATAACTAAAATAGAGAATTTAACTACTACATTTAGTGCTAAATTAGATACAGCATTAGCATCTTTAGCTAATATTGATGTTGATTTAGATCCTGTTAAAGAAACTTTGGGACAGATAAAGGATACAACTACTTCTATACATACGAATACCTCTAGTATAGATACGAATTTAATTCAGGTAAATACTAAATTAGATACTATTGTAACTAATACCTCTCCAGAACTTCCGCCAGCAAATGGAGGGGCAATTGATTAAGTATAAATTAAATTGCACATGTTATTGTTATATAATATATATATTCTTTAAATATTAAATATATACTATCTTTGTAGTGGCATAATTTATAGAGTTAAACAAATAGTATATGGATGGTAATATAATGCAAAATATATTAGTAATGTATAGTTATATAATGAATAACTTAAATAAGATAAAAACAATAATAATATCAGATCCTGAATTTAAATCTCAGGATTCAATAGAGTTTATAGATGAATTTGGAAAGATTAAATATCCAGAATTATCATATTTAGATAGACAAGAGGCTGTGAAGAAGGATTTGAATAATATTATTCCAGAATTAAGAAAAAATCTTAATTTATAAAATTTAACATTTAATCTTAGGATTAGATCTATAATCTTAGTATATTTGTATATGTTATATTAAAAATATGATTATGGAAAAACTTATTAGTGATAAGGAGTTGGAATGTATAAATGCTTCTATGATGGATGTAATGAATAATGCTAAAATCGGAATTGAGAAATTAGTTCAAATTATTCAGTATTTTAATGAAGGAGATTGTGAGAATAAAAAGAATTTAAGAGAACTATTAGAAATGAATAAGAGCTTCTCTGATTATTTTGATATGATTGAGGATAGACTTAAAGTGATATTATCTAAATTAAATAACTTCCATAGAGAAGAAGAAGACTATGATGGAATTGATATTGAGACATTGTTAGATCTTATCGATAAGAAATTAGATAGAGCTTTAGATAACATTCCTAATGAGAAAGAGGATTCTTTAGATGAGTTAGAAAATAAATTAAATAATCCTGATTTAGATAAAATTCCGGATTATGCTAAAGTTGGGGTTACTATCGGAGCACCTATAGCTAGTAATAAGTTACCAATAGATCAGGTTAAATGTACTAGTCCTCATATAAATGAGTTATTCTCTAATTTCGAAGAAATAGTAAAGGAAATGTTAAAAAGTTCTGATATAGAATATATAACAAATGACGATTATCTTAAATCTCTTAATTTTATTAAGGAGATGATTAAGAATATAAGCAAGTAGTCTTCTTTGCGTGTTTATTTTATGTGTTAATAATGTTAAATGAAAATACCCTATAACTTAATTGTTATAGGGTATTTTTTTATATATAAACCTTAAATATGTAATTTATTTAATTCCTCATCATCATTTTTCTTTATCCACTTATCTATTAAGATATATAATAAATACCATAATACTAAGAAGCAGAAAAATACTAATGCAGATTTAAATAAGTAAGTTAATCCGGCAGATAATAAAACTGAAACTATAACTTTAACAGCTTTATAATTTAATACTTTATTAAAGAATCCTTTTACTTTATTCCAAAAATTTTTCATATATTATATTGTTTAAATATTATTCATTATTATCCTAAAAGAATTGTTGCTAATATACAAAGTAATCCAAAAATCACGACATATATAAACATTCTCTTATCTCTAAGTATTTCCTTTTTACCAGCTTCACATGTAGCTTTTTGTTTAAAAGGATTTTTTATTATTAACCATATTATAAGTGGAATAAACCATACCACAAATATAAATATAATTCCTCCTAACATATTAATTATTTCATATATTTAGTATTAAATAGAGAATCTAATAAAGGAACAAGTTCTCCTCTTTTCCTTACTTCCGATTTATCTTTTGGTCTAACAAATGTTTTAGTAAATATCTCAGAACTTTTCGTAGCTCTATTATTCGGATTCATAAAATCCTTTTGGGCATATTTTGCTTTACTATATCCACTTCCCTCACCTCCATGATGCCACTCTCCGGAGTCCGGATCTTTTATACTATTTAATATGAACTCTGCTTGCCTTTGTAATTCTGGATCTATACCAGGAATAATACTATCTGTTTTATATTCCATCATCTTATTATATCTATCTTTTCCTTTTGTCCATTGAAGTAAACCATATCCGGGACCTCCTCCGTCTTGTTTGGTCGTAGGCTCTCCGAAACTTTCCTTTATGATATTAGATACTATTCCTAAGGATTTATTGTATGAAGCATTTTTATCCTCCATCAGATTCTCATGAAAGAATTTCTGTAACCATTTTATATTATCCCAATTAACTCTAGTATCAAATCTTTTATTGGATTGAATCTTTTCTTTATATATAGATTCTTTAGGTACAGATGTTTGAGTTTCCTGAGAATCGACGGAGGGGGAAGTTTCGGGTTTAGGAGAAGATTTAAATAATATCGCCCAGATAGGAAGAGGTGGGATTTTATTATTATTAGTATTAGATATCATTTAAATATAAGATTATATATAAATTTTATTTCTTCTTTCTACCTTTATGCTTCCATTTAGCCGCATTTCGAGCAAAATTAGCTCTTTTCCTTTGTAGAGGTGTAGCATTTGGATCATTTAATACTGATCTAGCATGTTCTTGAACAGATTGTCCAGCTCTTTTAGCAGACTCTGTAAATTTTCCACGATTCTTTTTCTTAATATAAATTTTCCCACCTTTTTTAAGAAATTCCGCAGATTCTTTACCTAAATACTTCTCTATAACATTATTAAATTCCTCTAAATCCAAATCTGGAACTTTTAATAGACTAAAGTCTATTTTACTAAGATCAAATTTCATATTCTATAATTTAACGCGTTAAACATATTATTTCTTATATTTTTAAATTTAAATATATAAATCTTGTTTTGACCGCAAGTTATTAATATATTTGCACTATTCAAAGTAAGTGTGTATTAAAAATAGAAAATAAGTTAAATGATAGACAAAATTCTACCTCTCATAAATAGTTTAATTAAATCTAAAATTATAAAAGATTCTAAATGTGTACTTTATATAATTGTTATATTATGTACTTTGTATTTTTCTAACTATACAGGAAGATATTTAAATGAAACAATAAAAGAAACTGTTAGAACTGAAATAAGTAATGTATTCAATCAGAGAGAAAAAGAGAGATCAGAGAAACATGCGGAATTAGTAAATACCGCACTAACTCTTCCTCCTAAAATCGATAATGAATTACGTAAACTTCAACAAACTCTTAAAGCTGATAGAGCATTTTTCTGTGAATATGGTAATAGTTTAACTTCATTAAGCGGGAATCTCTTTACATACTTCACAATGAGAAATGAACAAAATGCTTCTGGAGTAGCAGGAATTAAACAACAATATCAACAACAAAGTACTGATAATTTTAGATTTAATGTAGAACTTAACGAAAAGAAAGTATATAATCTATTAGATATAGAGAGTATTAAAGAATCAGATCCGATTTTATATACAATGTTAAAACAGAATAGAGCTAAACAATTATTTCTTTATTTAATAGAAATTGATGGAACTCCCAGAGGATTTGTTGGAATAAGTTATTCAAAAGAATCCCCATTTTCGCATGATCAAATGTTTTATTATATAACAACTTGTGCGAGAGCTATAATAGATTTAGCTATAGTGAAAGGAAATTAAAATTTATATATTATGACTATGAGTATGAATGAAGGAGATATTAAATACTTCTCCTTCGATGGTAATGATTTAATCGTCGATAAGGAAAATGATGATGTTACATACAATGATGAGAAACATGTGTATGTAGGTAAAAAGGGAGTAGGAGAAGGGAAAAAATTTGTTTCTGTAACTACTTTAATTGGAGAGTTCGAGAATAAGTTTGATTCAGATTTTTGGAAGAAGTATAAGGCGTTAGAAGAGTTAATGGGAGATGATTTTATTAATGTAAAGAGTTCTTTATTAAATACTAAAAAATGGGATGATTCTTATATTCCAGATAGTATTACAAAAGAAGTATTTGAAGAGACTTGTAATAAATATGTAAAAGATTGGGGAGAAACAAATAGGATAGCTTGCGAGTATGGTACTGAGATACATGCAGAACAAGAAACTGGATTTTATAATCATGCTGAGAAAATGATTAAGAGATTTAATTTAGGAGGAACTATTCCTGTATATAAAAATCATCATAATTTAGATATAGATACAGGAATTATACCGGAAATGTTAATTTCTTATATAGATCCAGAAGGAATGTTACGTATTGCTGGACAATCTGATTTAATTATTAAAAATGGAAATCATATCAAAGTATGGGACTGGAAGACTAATAAGAAATTAAAACAAAAGTCTTATTTTGATCCTAAAAAGAAGAAGTATCAAATGATGAAATATCCTTTAAATAATATAATGGATTGTAACTTCTTACATTATACTCTTCAATTATCTCTTTACGCATGGATGCTTCAAAAACAAAATCCGGATTTAATTATTGATGAGTTAAGAATTGTTCACTTTACTCACGATGGCGAAGTTAATGAGTATGTTCTAGAATATTTAAAATCTGATATAGAGAAGATGCTTAAATACTATAAAAAGCAGTTAATTCTCCGGAAATATGAAGAAGAAAATAAACCTATAATATTTTAAATATCATGAGTATTAAAGATATATTATCAGGACACGCAAAAGAATTTTTAAATATAAATGAAAAATTATATTTAAAAAGATTAGAGATATGTAAAGAATGTCCTTTATATTCAGAAAAATATGGAGGCTATTGTGATCCTAAATTATGGATAAATCCTCGTACTGGTCAGGTATCTGATGTAGAAATGGTTGGATGGGTTAAAGGATGTGGATGTAGACTAATGGCAAAGACAAGAAATAAAAATAATCATTGTGTATTAAATAAATGGTAAATGTTTTATGTTAAATTTAAATGTATATGGGAAAAGTAATGAAAAATGATTATTCCGGATTATATGTTCCGGAGAATATTAGGTCAGAATTAAATACTGACAAAGCTCTTAAATCGATAGGAATCGATGAGAAAATAAAAAATGTCTCTGACGAAGAACTCCAGAAACAAGTAGAGTTTTTTGAGGATAAAGTAAATAATTGGGAAATTAAACCAATGGGAACTTATTTAATCTTCTCTAAATACCCTGCTAGTCCTTATGAAAATCCTAAATCTAAGGGAGGAATTATATTAAAGCGGGACGTTAAACATGACCCTCGTTCTGGGGAGGATATAGATATTTGGAACGAACGCTTTATTTCTGTAGGTAGTGTAATAGATGTAGGTCCTGATTGTAAAACAGTTGCCCCAGGAATGGATATAATGTATATAGCTAATAGTGAAAGAGATCTCCCAATTGATACTGACGGAACTGGAGATACTGTTTTATGGATTATTCAAGAACAAAATGTATTAGCTTGTAGTTATAAGAAAATTAATAACAATGAAGAATTGTCCTAAATACCAAGAACCTAAAGTATTCCTGAAACCAGGAGATTTGGTTCAATTAAAACATGATATGCCATTTAAGCCTAAAATGCTTATAGTGGAAAAAGTTGTAGATTCATCAGAAAATGAAATTTCATTCCTTGGAATGAAGTGTGTATGGTTTAATTCTAATCGAGATATGTGCGAAGGAGTATTCTCGACTAAAGATTTAGAAAAGGTATGATATGAAGAGTGATATAAATAATCTCCTTATTTATGTCACTCTTTCTTGTTAAATATGGATATGTACTATGGTAAAATTTTTTAATTATAATAATCAAACCGGATCCTTAGAATTAAATAAGGAAGAGATTCTATTACTTAAAGAATTTAATGATTTAATGGAGTCTGAGAGAAATAAATGTCCAGAAGATCCTGCTGGAAGGTTTAAATTACGAGCATTTAGGGAATTTAAATATATTTATTTAATGTTAGATTGGCAATCTCCTATATGCGATTTCTCTGAACAGAATAGAAATAAAGAAGCGAGAAGACAAGCATCTATAACAGATGAGGAATTTTCCGATCCTTTATTTAGAACAGCTTGTAGGAAATATGAAGAATTAAGAGATTCTTTTAGAACATATAAATTACTTAAATCTGTATATACTGTGATAGATAAATTAACGATATACTTTAATGATTTAGTAGATTTAAGTGATGTAAATGATGAGACAGGACAACTAAGATATAAAGCTAAAGATGTAATCGCAGAAGCTAAAGGGATAGGTCCTCTTTTAGATGAGGTTAGAGCTGCTGAGGAGAGATATAAAAAAGATATTGAAAAACAATCTAAAATAAAAGGGGATTATGAACCTGGATATAGAGATTAAATATGGCTAGGAAAATTACATATGGAGCAAAAGGTAATGTATCTAAAGTAAAGGCAAAGAAAGATATTCCTAAAAAAGTAGATTCCGAACCAGAAAAACCTAAAAGAGTTGTAAAAAAGAAACCTACTACAAAGGAACTTTTAAATTTTTTAGATACTGAAACAATAGTAAAAGATCTTAGTACCTATGATACCCCAGAAAAGCTAAAAGAAGATGAATCGGAAGAGCAGAAATTATATGATAATTCTTATATATCTAAAGATTTATCTAATTATAAAATTGCTAGAGATGAAGTTGAAATAGATGATTATTTATATAGTAAATTAAAGACTAAAGCTCTAGAACAATCAGAAGTATTTACTGATTGGGATGTTAAAATAGGAGATCCAGTAGATTTCTTCGATCCGGAACTTTCGTATGAACTTACTGGGTATAGACCTATAACAGAAACACAAGGATTAGATTTTAATCCTGATTGGTTCAGAGAAGATGCAATGACTAAAGAAGCTACAGGGAAGTATGAGATGTATGCTTATAAAGGTCCTGCATATAATAATTTCTGGGATGAGAGATTCAGAAGATGTACTGAGGGCTATACTTCACATGGGTATACTATAACTGGATGGAATTATTTTTATTTAAATTTCTATCGAATGCAAACTCCGATTATATTAGATACAGGAGGAACGAAAAAAGGTAAACGTGCTACATCTTTTCCAATGTTTCTAGCAAAACAATATGAATATTTTCATTATCTGGAATTATGTAGGAAAACAAATAAAGATGCTCTTGTTTTAAAGGGACGTGGGCTTAAAATACCGGGCCTCCCTTAAAGTAATTTAAGGGTAATAAATTCCGAAATATCGGTAAAGACTAAGGTTTAAATATAAACTATGTTAATGCCGAGATGATTAAATATCAATTAATTATCGTAGAGCGCAGGAAGTGAACGTTAAGAGAGTAATAATCTTCCCACGAGTTCGGAATATCTTATATTTAAATATAAGATAAAAACGTGCGCCGATCCTTTAGATGATTAAATCTAAATATAGTAAGGAGGAAACTCCAGGAAATAAAGAATAAAAAGTCTTTATGGTAACAAAAAGTGGTTTCAGTGAAATGGGAGCAAATAACGGAGTTGCAATGTATACATGTGAACCAGAGTCTCAATCTATATATACCGCAGCAACTAGTGATTTCTTAGCTAAGACATTAGAGAAATGCTGGGTACAATTGGATTATTTAAATACAGAAACAGAGAATGGATTTAAGCATTTACGTCAAGCGATAAATACTATGGTCCAAAAAAGAGCATCAAAGAAAGATAGAGAAGGTAATGAATCTGGATTTAAATCTATGATAACAGGTATCGTAGCAGATAAACCTTCTAAAGTCAGAGGCGATCGATGTGAATTGTTGATATATGAGGAAGCAGGTTCCGACCCAGAATTGATTAAAAAATGGATTCAAGGAGATGCTCTTATTAAGGTAATTGGACAAAGAGTTGGATTTAAGATTGCTTACGGAACTGGCGGTGATAGTGGTCCTAGTTTAGAAGGACTAGAACGAATGTTTCTTGATCCAATTTCCTTCGGAATCTTACCATATAAACATAATCACTCCTCAGATAATCGTACAGTCTATACAGCATACTTTATCCCGTCTACCGCTATAGTAATGCAACCTGGGATAATAGATAATCGAGGAGTTACAATACATAAGAAAGCAGAAGAATTTTTAATGATTGAACGTCAAAGATACTCAAATGATCCATTTGCTTATATGGTACATTGTGCAGAGTATTGTTGGACTTTCCAAGAAGCACTCTCTAGGAAAGGGGATAATATGTTTAATCAAAATTTAATTGCACAGAGACTAACAGATATAGAAGTTCATGGCTATGGAATAAAACCAAAAGTAGGAGTACTTGCTTTAGCTACAGAAGGTGGTAGGGATAATATTAAATTCATCTCTTCTCCTAATGGTAAAGTTAAAATATTTGAAGAGCCTATAAGAGATGAGAATGGAGATTTAATACCTAATCTTTATGTTGCTGGAATTGACTCTATTGACCAAGGTATTGATCAATCTACTGGACAGAAAGATACATCTGATTTCTGTTTAGTTATAAAGAAGAGGAATTATGGACTTGATGGAAATAAATATGTAGCTATATATAAAGATAGGCCTGAGAATATTAGAACAGCTTATAATCAGACAATTCTATTATTAGAATGGTATGGAGCAAAAGCAGTATTAGAAAGTTCCAGAACAGCTATTGTAAGTTATTTTCAGGATAAAGGAAAACAATATTTATTAATGAAAAAATTACAATCTCCGAATAGTACAGATGTATCTAAGAAGAAATCTTTAAATTCTAGTATGTACGGTATTTATCCCTCAAAAAGAGTTATTGAGTATTATCTTGAACTTATTCAGGATTATGTTAATGAGTTTTGGGATAAAATTGATTCTGTGGAGATGCTAAATGAATTAAAAGATTATTCTTATGAGAATAAAAGGAAGTTTGATATTATCGCCGCGATGGGGATAGACCTTGCATGTCCCTCCTTAAAGTAATTTAAGGTAATAAAATAATTCCGCAAAATCGGTGAAGGCTAAGATTTAAATATAAATTATGCTAATACCGAGATAAGCTAAATCATCATTAGCCATTTTAACGCATAGATAGTGAACGTTAATGAGAGTAATAATCTATCCACGAGTGCGGAACATCTTATTTAAATATAAGATGAAAATATATGCTGAGCTTATAAGAAATTATAAGAATATAAGGATAAAAAGCCTTATAGATAACAAATATGGTGCGAAATGGGCGATCAAGAACTAAGATTACTAGGAGGAATTGGTGAGAAGAAGAAAAAAATTAAAATAAGTAAAATAGGATATTATTATGATTCTAATGGAGTAAAACATTTTGGAAAAATACCTACAGATGATGGAATTCCTGAGGATTTAAAAGTATTAATATCTAGAACAGATTCAGTATATGATTAATACGACTGAAAAAGAATATTTAATATGTATGATTAAAGAATACATATTAGAATTATATGGGGCGATATATAATAAATCAATGGATATAATTAAAACAGAGGACGGTTATATACTTAAAATGTATATAACAGAAGATTACTTAACTCCTTTATGTATATATATCCAATGTGATAGTAAAGAGAAGTTTTTAGAAAAAATAAAGAAAGAACTACACCTTCGAGGTTTAAATCTAACTAGATACTTCGTAGGACAAAAAATTGATTTGGATGAGCGTCGAGTACAAACGAGGATCAAAAGACTATCAAATTCAGAAGGCCAACCAAGCTATTTCTGATCTCGTATATGATAAAGTAGCAATAAGAAAAGCTTATAACTACTATCACGGGAAGATGGATTTAGATCAATATAAGCATTTCGAAGAAAATTATGGAATAGGAACTCCGACACAAATACAATTTATACCACTTATAAAAAAGCACATAGATTATTTAGTTGGGAAGTTTCTAGATGCTCCATTAAATATGCAAATTACATGTAAAGATCAAAAGACATTATCTTTAATAAATAGAGAGAGACAGCTTAAAGTATTAGATGGAGTTAGGGAATTATATATGAGTAATTTATATAATACTATTCTCTCTAAATTCGGAGATCAGAATACTCCTATAACAAAAGATCCTCTAACTGAAAAGTCTCTACAGTTATTAAAGGAAGATATAGATAAGAATTTTATTTCTGAATACGAAATAGCAGCACAGAATATTATAACATATTTATCTCAATCTAAAAGTATTGATTTAGATATAAAAGCTAGATTGTTAATGACGGATTTATTAATCTCCGGAACACTTTATTTTAAAACACAACCTTCTAGAAGTGGGAATAATGTAGATATAGAAGGATTAAATCCTATTAATACTTTTGTGGAGAAGAATCCTAATAGTTATTATTTAAATAAATCTCCTAGAGCTGTATGTAGATATTATATGACAGTAGATCAGATTCTATCTAAATACGACTTAGAATTAACGGAATCGGATAAAACAAAGCTTAGAGATGAGTTAGAAAAAGCGTATTATACTGATAATCAGAAATATGTAATAAGGTCTACTGGGCCAATAAATGCTGCTACTACAGAGGATTCGGAATTTGCTACCGGAATATTAGGGGGACTAGAGGTAACTCCTGTTTGGGATGGGAATACTGGAATGTATGGATATAATAATAGATTAATTACTGTATATGAGGTAGAATATATAGAGACAGGAAAAAATGGTGTAATGCATAGATACTCTGTAGTTAAAATTGCTAGTGATATTTATATTGTTAGGGATGTAGATTTAAATGTAGTTAGATCTATGGATAATCCTAAGGAATGTACATTATCTGTTAATGGGTTATTTATGACAACGAGACAAAATATCCCGTTTAGTTTAGTATTAGCTACAGCAGATTTGCAAGATATGTATAATATATTATTTTTCCTTCGAAATAATGCCATTGCAGTAAGTGGAACAAAAGGTATTGCAGTAGATTTCTCTAAAATCCCCACATTCTTAGATGAGGAAGATGAAACAAACAGATTACTTAAATTCATGGCGTATGTAAAACAAGGATTCGCAGCATTAGATACTTCCCAAAGTGAAGCTGGACAATCTATGCCAAATGCTGTATTTAATACATATGATATGAGTTTATCCTATCAATCCATGCAAGCTTTAGATCTAGCTATAGAAAAAATAGAGCAACTTGCATCTAATATAACAGGAGCATTTAGAGAAGCTATCGGAGGAGTTGAAACCAGAGATGCTGTTACTAATGTTAGAACCGGAATTAATCAATCACTAATTGTCACAAAAATATACTTCTCTAACATGGCATTAGCTTTAAGAGAATTATTCTTAGATAGTTTAAATATAGCTAAAGTAGTATATAAAGATGGATTTCAAGGAACTATAATTCTTGGAGAGAAACAGAAAGCTATTTTCACAGCACTTCCAGAACATTATACAGTAACAGACTTTGATATAAATATTGCTGATACTCAATCCGCTCTACAAGACTTAGAAACTATAAAAGCATATAATCTTGAGTTAATTAAATCAGGACAATTAACAGCTGATGTATTAGTACAAGCTATTGGATGTAAGAGTATCACAGAATATAAACAAATAACATTAGACGCAATTAAACGTCAAAAAGAGGAGAATAATCAAATACAGCAAGCCCAACAACAGATACAACAATATGATCAAGCTCTTAAAGAAGCTCAAACTCAAATACAACAACTTCAACAAGAGCTACAAAAATCAATGAAAGAGGTAGAAGTATTAAGACAAAAGGATCAAGATTCTTCTATTAAATGGTTCACAGCTAAATCTAAAGATGAGAATGATAAAGAGAGAAATAAGATCGAAGAAAAGAAAGCTGATATTGAATGGGCACAATTATTTGATAATAATCCTAGAAATAACGAAATAAATTTTGGAAAATGAAAAATATTTCATTAAATTTAAGCATTTCATTAACTGAATATGGAATATCTGGATTTACATTGAAGGATACTACTGGTATAAGTACTAGTAGTATCTATCCAGAAGTATCACAGATATCTTCTAATTATTTAAGAACAAAAGATATTGTATTCGTTGATTTAATTACTTTAAATACTATAGATAATCCTAAAGTATCTGATTTTTATTACATCTGTCATTCCGATCAGGAGTATACAGATTATAAATTAAACTATTCTACTAAAATAGACGGATGGCATATAATAGATCATTTAGCATTACCTAATTACGAATGGGTTCATGGAGTATCTCCATCTAGTTTAAATATGGAAGGAGAAATATTCTATTCCGCGAAAGAACTTCCAAATGGAGAAGTAGAGATTTATGAAATAACTATTATATCCGGAAGTTATACTGAAAAGAAGATATCTATAATGGATTTATATAATAATCAGTCTAATTCTAATATAATAGGGATTGAGGAAGAGACATTTCTTTTAGGGAATTTAGAATATTGTTACGAAAATAAATTAAAATATATCTATTATAATAAATTATATACTAGATGTAATATAAAAAATGATAATAATATTTCTCAAGTATTTAGAGATAGGAATATGGTATTTATAGCTTTAGAATTAATCCATAGATTAATAGATAAATGTAGTTATTATGAAGCCGAGAGAATTATAGAAGAGATTCAGGTTTGTGGAGGATTTTGTAATAATGATTACCTTAAGTATTCTACTGGATTTAGTTCTTGTAATTGTAGAAAGTGATGAAGAAATCAGAAGTAGTTACTATACTAGGATCACAGAGTTGTAAATGCGAAGATTCCTATACCTCTATTCCAGAAGATGCTACTATTTTAATTTATATAACAGAACGTCCAAATCAGAAAGTATTATTAACTAGTAGAGGTTGGTATTTTAAATATATAACAGATTCTAAAGGAAAAGATTTGTTACGCAATCAAACAGAGAAAGTATATACTACTTTTAAAGATGTAGGGGAACATAAAATAGCAGTAAAGATTAATAACGAATTAAATTCTTTTGAATATTGCTTTTACGAATGTGAAAATCTACAATCTATACCAGAAGATTTATTCAGAAATTGTTATAATGTTAGAATCTTTTCTTATTGCTTCTTTGGATGCCATTCTCTAAATTTTATTCCTAATAGACTTTTATATAACTGTACAAAAGCTACTAGTTTTGAGAGTTGTTTTGAACGATGTAGGAAACTATCTTTTATACCAGAGGATTTATTTACATACTGTCCAGATGCTAAATTTTTTACTGATTGTTTTAAAGATTGTTCTGATATATTAGATATTCCAGAAGAGTGGAAATAAAATTTAGAATTAAATAGAATGATAAATTTAATATATAATATATGAATAAAATAGACCAATTACTAGAAAAAACAATTAAGGATTACCACTCCTTAATAGAAGAATATCAATACGGTAATTATATAGATGAAAGTTTCATAGTTGAAGAAGTTTTATTCCTCAAATATAATGAAATAGATTGTATAAAAGATTCGCTATTTAATTCTATCATCGAATATTTTTTAAATAATGATTACCAAAGCACAAAATTCCAGTGGATGTGAAAGTAAGATATATAATATAACACCTGAATCTTGTTTTGATAAGAGAGTAGAAGATTTTAGGATAAAAGAAATAGAATTTAATCCTATCACCAAAAAACTTATAATCAAACAATCTCCAGATGTTGTCATATCCACAGACATTTTTCAATTAAACGATGTTTCAGAACCTACACATTTAAGTCCTGTAGAAGATATAGTAGATAATATTCCAAGCAACGCTGAAAGTGGAGTATCTTATATACTAAGAGTAGAGGATAAATATTACCATTGTACTTGGAGAGATACTCTTAAATATTGGGATAGAATACAATTAAAAGATGGATATGAGTTTTTTAATAAAAAGGATTCAAAAGAGTATAGATATAATAATGGAGCTTTAGTAGATATTTCTACTATCCATTTAAGTATGAAAATAAATCAAGATAATATTCAAATATTAAATTCTTCTGGGGATGGTGTTACACTTCCTGTTGCTTCACCAACCACTCCCGGATTATTTAGTAAGGAGGATAAAACTAAATTAGATTCAATTACTAAATATGTAAAAGAAATATCATTTTCCGGAGCTGATACTTTAGTGTTAGATATAGTTAGTAGTGATGGAACTAAATCCTTACCAATTCGGGAGGCTAATATAAATCAGAATGGTTTAATGTCTAAGGAGGCTTGTTTAAATCTCTCTAGATTATTAAATACTGTCACGAATAATATTTACACGAAAGAAGAAGTACAGGAGTTATTAAATAAAAAAGTAGATGTTGCTCCTGGAAAGGATTTATTAGATACTTCTCAGATATTTAAAATAAATCAAATCTTTGATTATGTAGAAAATGTAGAGTATGCTGAGGCTAATAATAGGGCCTCCCTTAAGATAACTACTAAAGATCCTACTATTGGAGAATCTAGTTCTAAAATACTTAGCTTCCCTGATGTATCTTCTGCAATATCCGGATTAATGTCTCCTAAATATAAGGATTATATAGATTCGCTAAAGAGTTATTATACAGGAGATCCTACTAAAGAATATACTGGACAAGATCTACAAATAATATTTCCTATATATGATCCTATATCTAAAAAAGTAACGTCTAAATATTTAGTATTAGATGCTGCTACCTCATCTACTGCTGGATTAATCACAGCAATGGAGAAGAATAAATTAGGAAATATTTCTTCTATTGTTCAGGCTGTATCTGACAATACATACAACACTAATTCTGTTATATTAAATTTAGTTACTAATAACCCACAAACTGGAGTAGAAGAACCAGTACAGATAGTATTTAAATCTGCCACTTCGGAAAAAGCGGGAGTAATGTCTTCATCTGATAAAGGGAAACTAGATAATGTAGTTAAATATCTAACAGATTTAATAGATACTGATACAACATCTGCAACTCAGGCTATTATACATTATCAGTCATATAATCCTTTTTTAAATACCTACGAAGATAAATATTATTCTCTTCCAATGGCTACATCTACTATTGCTGGATCTATTACTTCTGGAGATTATAATATTATACAGGGATTAAAGGATGTTAATGGAACTCCTCTTACATATGAAGGAACACCATCCAAAACATGGAAAATAGGAGATCAGATATTAAAGAATGAGAAAGAAGGATTTAGTGTTAGGAATGAGGATGATACAGAATATGGGGATTTAATAGTTAGGAATTTAACTATTAAAGAGGATATAGTATTTGGAGGAGATGCTTTTATTATTGATACAGAAGTGGTAAAAGTAACTGACAACATCCTTACTTTAAATAGTGGAGAACAAGGCGAAGGTGTTACTAAAGGAATCTCTGGATTGGAGATTGATAGAGGAAAACTTCCGAATTATTTTATTATTTTTGATGAATCTGATGATAGATTTAAATGTGGTACTGAGGGAAATCAATTCCCTTTAATGCTTCGGGACAATGAACCTGATATGGTAGATGGTGCTTTCTTAACCTGGAATTCTACATTTAAAAGAGCACAAACTACTAGCACTGTTCCAATTCAATTAGCATTAAGATTCGCATTACAGAATTTATCTGAGAAAGATACCGATCTTATATTTAAAAGAGTTGAGAATGATTTATATCTACAGTATGGAGATACTAATGATAAATATTTAAGTTTAAGGGTTTTAGACGATATTTTATTTAAATCAAGTCCTTCTGCTACTAAATATGTATTTGATAAAGAAATTTGGGCTCCAGCTTTTAAAAGAGATGATGGATATGAATCAGCTTATTTAGATACAAATATAGAAGATAGGAAATTCTTGCAGTATAATCCTGATAAGAAATTGATTTATTCTTCTAATATGATTTATGCTGATAGGGGTAGTTTAAATTTTGCTGAGTTAGAAGGCGACACTAATTTTATTAGAATAATAAACAGTGGTGGTGATTTAGGTATTGTCGGAATAAAAAATTATACAACTGAGCAAGATATACAGACATACTTTAGCTTTATTATATCTTCTGATAATCTGACACCTGATGAAAATTCTGAATTACTTATATATACTGATACTCACAAAGCTTTTACCTTTGGCAATCCTATTATTATAGGTAACTCACAGTATTATATAGGATTCCAAAGGGAAGGGGTTAGAATTTCCAATCAAGGTGTCGGTTTTGTATTTACTATGGATGATGATACTATAACACTTATCCCATCTCCTGAACGTGCTATAATTAATACATCATCTCCGGAATTAGCATTTAGCTCTAATATAATAATTCCTACAGGATTTAGAACCTCAGATCGTTCTCAAATACTATTTGCGGATTATTCTAAATTAAATAAGAACTATTTAACTTGGGATAGTAATACTAATACTATTACTTCTATAGATGGATACGATAGTCTTGTAGCCGTTAATCCAGACGATCCTAATAAGAAAGTGACATTAGTTTATACAAAAGGAGGATTTATTATCACTTCAAGTAGTGATGTATCTGGAGTTCCACAGAATACATTAGAACTTAGTGAGACTGTAGAATCTAACGGAAGTGTTATATATAATCTTAATTCAACATATACTCCATTACATGTTAATTTCCCAATGTGGGGAAATTTCTGTGATGAAGATGGAAAACCCTTCGCTACCGTAGAGTCTTTAGTTGGTCATTATTTACCTTTAAGTGCTGGATCTACAAATGCTTTAACTGGTCCTTTATATTTTTCTACAATTTCTGCGTTAGTAAATAAGACTGATACTGGAGAAAATGCATGGGCTTTATTTATGGGGGATAGTACTAATGGTACTTCTTTGTATCTAGGAAGCTTTGGAGAGTATGAAACTTTAATAGGAGGTGATTTAGGTAATACTGCGTTATTAAATATAGATAATTCCGGAAATAATTATATTACTAGATTAGGGTATACTGATGCTGATGGAAATATTAAATCGGGAATAATTACTTCTGGAAATGATCAGAATTCACAGACTACGATTCATACTATAGGAGACAATGATATAAAACATTATAAGAATGGTGCTGAGTACACAGTCTATGATACTAGTAACTTAAATGTAGAAGAACTTTTATTAAATTACACTTTAGAGGGGAATATTATAGGGACTCCTAAAGCTACTAGAATAAAATATACTCTTTCTGATAGTTTTGGAACTTTATTTTTAAATAATTTCAGAAAATCTATATGGGGAGTAAATGATTCTACTTCATGGATAGTCCCATTTAGATCTAATAGTGGAGATAGTGGTTTAGGTCCCGCTACTTCTTCTTCTATAGGATTTGCAGCAGGAGATACTCATGCGTATATTAGTATAAGTCCTGTTAGTAATAATCGTAGTGTAATTATAGGTGGAGGAAATAATGGAAAAATAAACTGGTTCGAACAAGTTGCATTTAAATCAGATATAAATAATCTTAGCTCTATATACTATCCTTATAGTGGTAGAGGTCATATGACTATAGGAGAAGATGGGAGACCTATATTAGCTAATAACCAAGGAATACTATTTAATACAACATTTGGCGCTGTTGAAGGAATATATGTAACTCCTAATAATCATTTGAATATTGGAGGTTCTCAATCTAATAATATTCCTGTAGATATTTATAATGACCTGAATATAACCAGAATTGTTGACAGAGCTACTAATTTTTCTCTTCTTGTATTCAGTAACGGAGGTACTGAGGATTCACAGTATACTCATATAGGAGCTGAACACGGAACTACAAGAATAAGATCAGGATTATTTAATTTAGTACATGATAGGGGAGGAACTTTTTATACAGTATTTGATTCTTATAATTTCTCAAGGGATCTCGGATCTACAAGCTTAAATAGTTCGTTTAACCATCTTCCGATGATGGCTGCTCAACCAGTTAACAGTGATGCTACTACAGACAGAGGATACCCAATACAGCAAGCAGGATCTCTTATCGTCATTCCCGGAGTATATAATGGTTCAAGTCAAATCTATGGAACCTATGATTCTAACAGATGGTTTGTTAGAGCTGGATCACCAGCAGGAAATAATAAGGATGAACACACAGCTTGGAAGGAGTTAGCTACTACTACTCATTTGAGTGGCTATTTACCCTTATCCGGAGGAACTCTTACCAGAACATCATCAGGTCCCGTATTAGTTATTAAGAATACTTCTACTAATAAGGAAACTTATATACAATTCTATAGAGGAGATTCAAAATGTGGATATATAGGACCTGCTGCTGCTAATTCAGAAGATATGTATCTATGGGCATATGATTCTAGGAATATGTTTATTGGGACTTCTTACGGAATTACTAAATTATTTTCAGGAGCTAATAATCTGATTCACAGCAGAAATGGTACAGAGTATACTATTTTAGATACGTCTAACATAGCAGCATTAACTATCCAATTCAACGGATCTACTAATACTATCTATGCTCCTAATGCAGCTAAAACTGTGAATATCACTCCTGCTGCTATTGGGGCAGCTGCTGTAGGTCATACACATGTAATGAGTGATATTAGTGGCTTGTCATTAGCTTGGAGTAGTATTACCGGAAAACCAGAAACTGCTACCAGATGGCCGAGCTGGTCTGAGATAACAGGTAAACCAAGTACCTTTACTCCGTCAAGCCACACACATCCTTTATCTGATATTAGTGATCTACAAGCTTCTTG